TAGACAAGATCTATTGGGTGTTATTGGGTACTGTTGGGGCAGTATCACTTCTGCTGTTGGAGAAAGTTTTAGATAAAGGATTATTTTTTTAACTCCTCTCTCACGTATCTTTTAAGCTCGCTGTCTTGTATGTTATCAGGTATCTCGTCCTTGTAAAATATCCTGTAGCTGTCACTACCATACTTACCAATACCAAATAATTCTGTTGCGTCTTCGCCATCCCAACCGAGATAGTCTTGTGACATTCGCCACAGCCTGTTGGCCCTAACGTGTTTCATACCTAAATCTTTTAGCATCTCTGCTATCTTGTCTTTGTCAGATTGTAATAAGTGTATCGCTGTCGGAAACTCTTCGAAGAACGCTGGCAACATCTTCTTGACTTTTTCACGTCTTGTTTTGTTTAAACAGATAACACCGACCATGTGCTGCCATATACTCTTTACCTGTTGTTGTACCATTAAATCATCTCTCATTTAAATCCACTCTTTATAACCTTCACCCATAATTGTATTTGCAATATTAACTTTATTACGCAAAGCTTTCACTATGTGTTCATCGATTGTATCTTGTGCCATTATATCTATGTAAGTCATCTTTTTAGTTTGACCAATACGATCTATACGTGCTTCTGATTGCTGTCTTTTTTCTAAATCATAACCATTAGAAAAATAAATCATTGTGCTACCAGCAGTTAATGTAATACCATAACCACCTGTATGTGTAGTTCCTACAAAAAATCTACACTTGTCATCTGTTTGAAATCTCTTTATATTCTTTGATCGATTTTCTTGATCTGTTTCACCAAAATAATCTACTACAGATTCATCACCATATACTTCTTTTATCTTTTCAATAATTCTTTTTACATCGTGTGTATAGTGGGACCAGATAATAGTTTTGCCTTCAACGTTTTCTAATATACTCATCAACTCTGTTAAACGACTACAAGGTAAATCTTTTATTGTACCATCATCAGCTGTAAAGTGACCACAAGTTATTTGATGTAAACGCATAAGCTGAGTCATGACCGTAGCTGTAGATTGCATCTTACCATCAAGAAACGCTATTGCTTCTTTCTTCATCTGTTCGTAAACTTTATTCTGTTCTTTAGTAAGTTCAACGGTATGTTTAATAAAAGATTTTGCAGGTAGATCTAAACAATCTTCTTTTAATATTCTTTTAGAAAAAGGTTTTATTTTTTCTGATAACTCAGGAAGATTTCTATAACCAACTACGATTTCTATACGTCTACCTTGTACTTCTATTTTTTTAGTAACAGCATATCTAGCTTTAAATGTGTAATAAGATTGATGATTAAGGAGCCAGGGATCAAGGAACAAGCATTGAGAAAATAAATCTAATGGTGATTTAGTTACAGGAGAACCTGTTAATATTCTTCTATACTTTGCATCTTGTCTTAATTTTAAAATACTTTTAGTTCTATTAGATGTAGGTGTTTTTATAGTAGTGGATTCATCGATAGCAATCATTGCTTTGTGGCAAGATAAAAATTTTTGTGCGAATTGTAAACCTGCACCTTTTGAAAAAGACTCTACGTTCATAATTAAAATATGTAGGTCTGTGCCTGTTTCGAACAAAGTATTTAACAGAGACATTTGTTTTCTAGACTTGTCAGACGTTTTCCAAAGAACAACTTTTTTTTCTATGTGATCAGGTAGATGTGTAGGTATCTCAGAGTCATACCAATTTTTGTAAACACCTTTTGGTGCTATTAATAATAATCCATTTATATGGCCTTTATCATACAATATAGCTGCATTATCTAACAAGACTTTAGATTTACCTGTACCCATCTCCATAAAATAGGCAAAGTTTTCTTTATCCCAAGAAGCTTCTAATGCATCTAATTGATGTGCATAAGGCTTAGTTTTAAATTTATAGTTCATACTTTACTTTTCTTTCTAAAAAACTATATAGTGTATAAAAAGAAAAAAGTCAATGAGCAAAGTTTATTTAATTCAAGACATACCTGGCACTACTAAAGGTGAACCAAAGTATAATATTTTAGGCGCACAAAAATATGGCGATATTGTGACTTTACTACCAGAGTTTTCGCAAATGATTTTATCTCCAGGTCCACTAATACACAAACTTAGAACTCTTCTAAAGAACTATACAGAAGATGATTATCTTTTATTATCAGGCGATCCTGCAATTATAGGTGTTGTTTGTTCTGTTGTTTCAGATATTACAAATGGAAAATTCAAATTATTAAAATGGGATCGTCAAGAAAAAACTTATTATCCAATAGAAATAAATATTCATCAAAAGTAGTTGACAATAAAAATTACTTCTCTATATATTAATACGCTATTAAAAATTAAATTAATAAAAACATATAGGAAAGTAAATGACAATTAACTTACGACAAGACGCTCCTGATCAAAGCGATATAATTGATCCAAAAAAACTCTCTGAAGAAATAGAGAAATTAAAATCAATACAAAATCAAATCTCCACATTAAAAGCACAGGTAAAAGATTTAGAAGAAGACGAAAAACATTTTGTCTATGATGTGATACCAAAATTAATGTATGACATGAATTTAAGTACACTGAAATTAAAAGATGGATCTGAAGTTTCAGTTGGTAAAAAATTTTATGCAAATGCTAGAGCAGATAAGAGAGCAGATGCATATCAATGGCTTCGAGACAATGGCTTAGGTGACATTATTAAAAATAATATTAGTGTTACTTTTGGTCAAGGCGAAGAAAACAAGGCTATGGCATACGCTAACCTTGCAAAGGAGCATGGCTATGAGCCTTCTCAAAAGGAAGATGCTCACCATGCTTCTGTATCAGCAGTGATGAAGGAATGGAAAGAAAAAGGAAATGAAATTCCATCTGATCTGTTTTCTGTACTTGATGTAGATCAAGTAAAGATAAAAAATAAAAGCTAAATTAATAAACCAATAACTTAATAGGAGGAAAAATGGAAAGTCAATTAGCTAATAAAGCTGATGCTGGTGCATTAGCAACAATAAATCTCAGAGGTGACTCTGGTAAAGGTGCAGAAGAAATTAAGGGAGATGATGTATCAACTCCAATCTTAAAAATTCTTCATCAATTATCTCCAGAGTGTAACGAAAGAGATCCAAAATACGTAAAAGGTTCCAAACCAGGAATGATTTACGCTTCATCTTTTGGTCAATTAATGGATGGTGAGAATCTGGGTATCAACGTTGTTGTTGCTCACACTCAAACTAGATATCCTGAATGGCAAGAGAGAGGAGATAGTGCTTCAGCACCAGTTGGAACTCACATGGAAATACCTGCAGATGCTACAGAAGAAAGAAATGGAAGATACAGATTACCTAATGGTAATTATGTTGAGAAGACCGCTTACTTTTATGTAGTAATGGTACAAGGTGAAGAGTTCAGACCTGCTGTAATTACTATGCGTTCGTCTAATTTATCACCAGCGAGGGAACTAAATAATCTGATAACTAATTTAAGAGTATCAGATGACAAAGGTTCATTCCAACCTGCTGCATACTCAGCTTTGTTTAATCTTAAAACGATTGGCAAAACTGCGGGTAGTAAAAGTTGGCATGTATATAAACCATCTAAAATTAGAATGTTAGACATTACTAAATCAGAAGATGCAGATTTATATGTAGCAGCACAGAAACTACAAAAAACTGTGGCTAAAGGAACTGCTAAACCTAAGTATGAGAAAAACTCTGCTACAGGAGATATTGTATAATTCCTACGGGAATCGTTGCAACTCGGGGCCGGAAAGCGAGAGTGGACCGGCCTTGATAAATTATGAAGGATTTTATAAAATATTTCACAGGTTTAAAACGTAATTATGGATTCTGTAATATTCACAATGGATATAAAGATGAGTCTGGAAAGATAAAATTTGAACCCAAAGATTATGGTTGGGCTAAAAAAGAAATAACAGATAAAGATTACGAAGAACATTTAAGTGGTGTTAAATCTATTGGTGTAAATCCATGTGATGATGAGGGCAAAGCTATCTTCGGTGCAATAGATATTGATCCTAAAAACTATACAGATTTTAATTTACAAAAATATTTAAAAACAATTGACGAAAAGAAATTACCAGTAATACCTATAATATCAAAATCAGGTGGACTTCATTTATATTTATTTGCTAAAGAAAAAATAAAAGCATCTGAGATAAGAGAATTTTTAGAAAAATTATTATTTATATTTGGTCTACCATCAAAGACAGAAATATATCCAAAACAAACTTCATTAGATTCAAGTGATGGTAAAAG